AAAAGAGATCAGCAATACTCTCAAAAATAGCAACACTGTGGCACGCAAAACTTTAAATGCAGTAGCGTAATCTGCTATAAATATACTACTACGAGAGAATATAATTATGGCCGGATGGAAAAAGTATTTTAAAACCAGTAACTTACCAAGCAATGTAAGTCCTTTGGGCGGTGGACGCCCTGCGGATCCAGGTATGCGTAACTATCAAAGTCAGTTACCTGAAGTTTATATTGGGCATCCAAATCGTGTTGAACGTTATAATCAATACGAACAAATGGATATGGACAGTGAGGTTAACGCTGCTTTAGATATTTTAGCTGAGTTTATGACTCAAAAGAATCAAGAAAACCACACTAGCTTTACAATTAAATTCAAAGAAACTCCTAGTGACAATGAAGTAAAGATTCTCAAAGAGCAACTACAACAATGGGTTGCCTTAAACGAGTTTAACAAGCGTACATTCAAAATTGTGCGTAACACCATCAAATACGGAGACCAAGTGTTTATCCGTGATCCCGAAACATTTAAACTAATGTGGACGGAAATGAGCAAGGTTACTAAAGTTATTGTTAACGAAGGCGACGGCAAAAAGCCCGAGCAGTACATGATCAAAGACTTAAATCCTAACTTTCAAAACTTAACAATGACTGCGGTAGCTACTACAGATACCTATATGAATCATCCACAAACAGGTGGGCCCAGCGGTGCTTATGTACAACCACAAACACCATTTGGCGGCGGCTCAAGATTTAGTCATGCTAAAAACGAAGCAGCAATTGCTGCTGAACACATAGTTCATATTAGTTTAACCGAAGGCTTGGATGTGTTTTGGCCGTTTGGTAATAGCGTATTAGAAAACATTTTCAAAGTGTTCAAGCAAAAAGAACTGCTGGAAGACTCGATTATTATCTATCGTATACAACGTGCCCCAGAACGTAGAGTATTTAAAATTGACGTAGGTAACATGCCCAGTCATATGGCCATGGCATTTGTGGATCGTATCAAGAATGAGATACACCAACGTAGAATTCCAACTCAAAGCGGTACTGGCAGTAACGCAAACATGATGGATGCTACATACAATCCACTAAGTCAAAACGAAGACTATTTCTTCCCGGTAACTGCTGATGGTAGAGGAAGCTCTGTTGAAGTATTCCCGGGCGGTACCAACTTGGGCGAGATCACAGACTTGCGCTTCTTTACTAATAAACTATTCCGTGGTTTGCGTATTCCCTCAAGCTATTTGCCAACTACCGCTGATGACGGAAGTCAAGCGTATACTGATGGTAGAGTAGGTACTGCACTGATACAGGAATGGCGCTTTAATCAGTATTGCCAACGTTTGCAGGCTATGATTTGTGAGTCATTAGACAGAGAATTCAAACTGTTTATGCGTTGGAGAGGCTTTAATATTGACGGAAGTTTATTTGATTTATCATTTAATGAACCACAAAACTTTGCACAATACCGCCAAGCAGACATTGATACTGCACGTATTGCTACGTTTACACAACTAGAACAGTATCCTTATCTTTCTAAACGTTTCTTAATGAAACGTTATTTGGGCATGACTGAACAAGAGATCAGTGAGAACGAGACCGCTTGGGCCGAAGAAAGAGGCGACGTTGAAGCAGCACCTGCTGAAGCTGCTGGCTTAAGAGGAGTTGGCGTAAGCCCAGGTGGTATTCAAAGTGATTTGGATAACCTAGGTGGCGAAGGCGGAGCAATAGATGGCGGAACTCCAGGAGAGGCCGGAGAAGCTGGCCCAGGTGCTGGAGCTGGTGTAAACGCTGGCGCAGCAAGTGCTGGTCTTTAAACAAATTGGTTAAATACAAATATGAATATCACTGATTTATTTGAAGACTTTGACAAAGCGCCCGAGGGCTATTACTCTGAAAAAGACGATAAGAGCACTCTCAAAATGAACGACAGTCGAGTAACTCGTGTGACATTTGACCACCTACATAGACTTAGACTAAGTCATGACGTTAAAAAACTTGAGCACGAAAAGAAACTCAAGCAAACAGCAAAACAGTACGCAGTAGCCCCAGAAGGCGGCGCTGGCATGCCTGGCCTATAGTTATACAACTAAAATTCGCCAAAAAAACCCCATTTAACCCCGAAATCTGCGTAGTTAAGTAAATAACTACACAAAGCCACTTTATTAAAGGAATTTTTATGAACAAGTTTGAAAAACTAATTGAATATATCATCAATGATGAAGACGACAAAGCACGTCAACTTTTCCACACAATCGTTGTAGAAAAGTCACGTGACATTTACGAAAACATCATGGCTGAAGAAATGGAAGAAGAAGGCGTTGCTGGCGACAAAACTGGCGGCCTTGCAAAAGAATTAAAAGCAGTTGATACTGAAGAAGCAGTACACGAAACTGATGAAGAAGGTGAAGGCGATGACGGCGAAGGCGATGACGGCGAAGGCGATGACGGCGAAGGTGACACTAAGTTTAATCTAGACAGTGAAGACGATGACGGCAACCTAAGCGGTGAAGTTGATCCTGAAGCTGGCGAGCATAACGAGATCGAACAACAAGTTATGAGTGCAAACGACAAGCTAGACGAGCTACTAGCAAAATTTGATCAAATCGTTGGCGGACAAGAAGGCGGAATGGAAGAGCCAGGAATGGAAGAGCCAGGAATGGAAGGGCCAGGAATGGAAGAGCCAGGAATGGAAGAGCCAGTGGACGAAATGTTCATGGAAGAAGAGTCTGCTGAAAAGAAAAACGAAAAGAAAATGACTAAAGCTGAAAAAGAAGAAGCCGGAAAACCAAACATGAAAAACACCGGCAAAAAAGATGGTGGTAAGCCATTTGAATCACGCCAACGTTCAGTAAGCGAACTAATGCGTGAGTATGTTGAGAAGATTGAAGATATCAACTTAACACCTGGTACATATAGCGAAGGTGACCCTGTTGGAGCTGGTACAAAGACTGGTAAAGTTAAAGTTAATACAACTTATACTGGTTTGGAACAAGGTCCAGACTTTGGTGGTACAAGCGAGAACATTGTTTCTAAGCGTGGTGCTACAAATGAAAATCCAGATAACAAAGCAATTCCAAAGCCAAGCAATGAGTACAACAAAGGCGAAGGCAATTTGCCAGGCGCTGGTAAGTTTAAAAATGCTCCAGGCAACAAGAAAGTTTGGGACGGCGGATCTGACAAAGGCTATGGCGCTGAGAAGAAATCGGGTTCAGAAGGTACTAACGCAGGTTCCAAAAACACAATTGGTACTAACGTGAACAAGAAGTCTGAACTAGGCCAAGCTGGTCAGCCAACTGGCAAGAAGAAATAATAGGATAGGCACAATAAAATGGCTTTGTACCTACGTGAGAACTTAACTTTTGACCGCGCTGGAATCAAGATTATTCTTGAAGAAGGAAAAGACGGAAAAGGAAAAGATCTCTATATGGAAGGGATATTCGTTGAAGGAGGCGTGAAAAACGCTAATCAACGAGTATACCCAGTCCACGAAATACAAAAAGCTGTGGAAACTATCAATGGTCAAATCAAAGAAGGATATAGCGTCCTAGGAGAAGTAGACCATCCAGACGATTTAAAGATTAACCTAGACCGTGTAAGTCACATGATTGAAAAAATGTGGATGGATGGTCCTGCAGGTTTCGGAAAATTAAAAGTATTACCAACACCAATGGGCAAACTAGTTGAAGCTATGATTACATCAGGCGTAAAGCTAGGAGTAAGCTCACGTGGATCTGGTAATGTTAACGAAGGAACGGGACACGTTAGTGATTTTGAAATCATTACTGTGGATATTGTGGCACAACCCAGTGCCCCACATGCTTATCCAAAAGCGATTTACGAGTCGTTAATGAATATGCGTGGTGGTAGTAAAGTATTTGAACTAGCAAGTGAAGCTAGTCAAGATCGAAAAGTACAAAAGTACCTGAAGGAATCTCTAACAGGATTCATCAAAGAACTTAAAATATAGGAGATATATCCAGATGTTAGATGCTATCAAACCATTGTTGGATAACGGAATTATTAACGAAGACACACGTACTGCTATTGCTGAAGCCTGGGAAGCCAGAATCACTGAAGCAAAAGAACAGGCTCGTGCTGAACTACGTGAGGAATTCGCACAACGTTATGCACATGACAAATCAGTTATGGTTGAAGCTCTTGACAAAATGGTTACAGAAAGCCTAACTGCCGAACTACAAGAGTTCGCAGAAGAAAAACAAAAACTAGCCGAAGACCGTGTTAAGTTTAAAACACACATGGTTGAAAGTGCAGGCAAGTTCAACAATTTCCTAACTGCTAAACTAGCAGAAGAAATCAGTGAACTACGCAACGATCGTAAAATGTATGAAGCTGCCATTGGCAAACTTGAGGCATTTACAATTCGTGCACTAGCAGAAGAAATCAAAGAATTTGAAGCAGACAAGAGAGCAGTAGTGGAAACTAAAGTTCGTCTAGTTCGCGAAGGTAAAGCTAAACTAGCTGAACTACAAAGCAAGTTCGTTGCACAATCTGCACAAGCAGTCCAAGAGGCCGTAACCAGTTCGTTAGAGTCAGAATTGACTCAACTAAAAGAAGACATTACCGTGGCACGTGAAAACATGTTCGGTCGTCGTTTATTCGAAGCGTTTGCTAGCGAGTTTGCTGGTACTCATTTAAATGAGAACAAAGAAATTCGTAAGCTACAAGGTACAGTAAATGTACTAAGTAACAAGTTGCAAGAAGCAGTTTCTGCAATTCAAAGCAAAAATGCACTAGTTGAATCAAAAGAACGTGAAGTTCGTATTATCAAGGAATCAGTAGACCGTAAGCAAAAACTTGCAGAATTACTGAAGCCATTGAATAAAGAAAAGTCTGCAATTATGCAAGACCTTCTTGAGAGTGTACAGACTGAGAAATTACAGTCTGCATACGAAAAGTATCTTCCAGCAGTACTAAACAACAGTTCAGTTAAGACACCAGCTCCACAAGCTAAAGTATTAACAGAATCACGTGTAGTAGCTACCGGAGATAAAACTGCTAAAGCTGCCGTTAAAGTTGAAAGTACAGAGTCGCAAGACAACGTATTTGAGATCAAACGTTTAGCAGGGCTTAATTAAAACCCTAAAAGGAAAAAGGAAAAATCATGTCACAAGTATTATTAGAAAGCCGTTGGGGCGAAACAAAAGAAGCCCTGTTAGAAGGCTTACACGGTTCTAAAAGAACAAGCATGGGCGTTATTCTTGAGAATACACGCAAGATGCTAGCTGAAAATGCAACAGCTGGTTCAACACAAGCAGGTAACGTAGCAACACTTAACCGTGTTATTCTACCAGTTATCCGTCGTGTTATGCCTACAGTTATTGCTAACGAAATCATTGGTGTTCAGCCAATGACAGGCCCAGTTGCTCAGATTCATACACTACGTGTACGTTATGCTGACAACATGACAGATAGCTCTGCTTACGCAACATCAGCTAACGCTGGTGATGAAGCACTATCACCATTCAAGATTGCAGTTGCTTACTCTGGTTCTAATACAACTGGTCAAGCTACTTCTACTGCATCTCTAGAAGGTATTGCTGGTAACAGAATCAACGTTCAAATCTTGAAACAAGTTGTTGAAGCTAAAACACGTAAATTGTCTGCTCGTTGGACATTTGAAGCTGCGCAAGATGCACAATCTATGCACGGTTTAGACGTAGAAGCTGAAATCATGGCAGCATTGGCTCAAGAGATCACAGTTGAAATCGACCAAGAAATTCTAGGTTCACTACGTGCCCTAGCCGCTACTGATTACACATTTGATCAGTCAGCAGTTTCTGGTACTGCAACATTCGTTGGTGACGAGCACGCTGCTTTAGCGGTTCTAATCAACAGAACAGCAAACTTGATTGCACAACGTACACGTCGTGGCGCTGGTAACTGGTGTGTTGTAAGTCCTGCTTCATTGACAGTACTACAATCTGCTACTACTTCTGCTTTTGCACGTACTACAGAAGGTACATTCGAAGCTCCTACAAACACTAAGTTTGTTGGTACATTGAATGGTGCAATGAAGGTTTATGTTGACGGTTATGCAAACGACGGCCAAGCAGTATTGGTTGGATATAAAGGTTCTAGCGAGGCTGATGCAGCTGCGTTCTATTGCCCATATATTCCATTAATGAGTTCTGGTGTTGTTCTAGATCCATCAACATTCGAACCAGTAGTTAGCTTTATGACACGTTACGGATATGTTGAATTGACAAACACTTCATCATCTCTAGGTAACGCAGGCGACTACGTTGGTGAGATTGCTGTTGCAAACTTAACATTCCAATAATCAAGCAATACTTGATATAGGAAATTCAAAAAAGCACTTTCGGGTGCTTTTTTGTTGGCGGTGGTATCAGCGATATAAATATTATTGTGACAACAGTCACAAGCTCGTGTTTAACACACATACACACAAAGGAGAAAAACTATGAGCAAAACACCATTTGAAATTCGTCTTGAACTTTTAAAACTCGCAAAAGATTCTTTATTTGAACCCGTTTACCACAAACGTGATGCACTTAAAGATGAATTCTTTAGTAAACAGACAGATGAAAATAAAGGTACGATACCTTTTCCAACTTTACCTGGCTTTCCGAGTACAGATGATATTATTGTAGAAGCTGAAAAACTTAACAAGTTTATAAGCCAACAATAATAGGAGCCCCGCAAGGGGCTTTTGCTATTGTTTACGACAATACGTTTCTATAAATTCTCGTTCTTGTTGACTCAAATGTACCTCAGTTACAACGCCAAAGTGTTCATTTTTTACTGGTAAATTTGAGTGCCTACTAGAGTGATCCCATAAAAATTCAGTATTGGAATCTAAGAAAATATTGTTTCCTTCACCAACGGCTAAATCAATAATTTTTCTTTGAAATTCGGATTGAGATAAATTTAATAATTCGCTCAATGATGTGGGGAACCAAGTATACGGGTCAACTTGAAATCTATGTGCTTGATATTTCAAGTCTGGATAATCCACTTTGCCATCTGGTCCATGGTGCCACGGAAGT